TATCTCTTGGTGCTGGCTAGATCCTCTGCCAGTAATTCTGTTGTCTCTTCCCATGCGTTTTCCAGCATCTGGCTTACCAGTGGATGCTTGGTTAGCTTGTATGCATTTGCACTGATTGCCCTGTCACTTCCCTTGTCGTCTGGGTATGCTTCCCTATACGCTTCACTACTGCTCTTACCTGCGATCTTTGCTTGTACGAATAGCAACTGCTTCGGGGTTAACCTGCGCTGACGTATTGACCCGACCGTGCCGCCGTCCTTGCGTTTCGGTGGTGCTGCTGCAGCCTTTGCCAGTGAATCAGCATCTGACCAGTCATCACCCTGATCGTCCTGATCCTGCTCACTCTCCAGTGCAGCCTGTTCCAGTTCATTCAGATACTCTATCGATGTTGTCTTACCCATAGTATTTGCCCCTGTTTCGGTCTTTACTGGTCAAGTATACAGCACTGTGTAAACAAACACCACTGTTCGTGCATCCAGTCTGCAATTGCCGTGCCACAAATCAGTGCAGCCTGTCACCAATGTGACTGAAAAAACTGCCTATTTTTTAAGCAAAAAAAGCGAAAAACGCGATAGAGCGACTTTAGCGGCCCATCCCATACCAAGGTAGCACCGACCCCTGATCGTTGAAATTTAAACGTTTAACCTGTCCATTCCTTACAGTTTTCTTACAGCAGTCTTTACCCCTGTAATGACCCTACGCATTAGTCAACTAAATATTGATTGTTGTTTACATGCAATATTGTTTTGTGGTGAAATAGGGTTTTCAACACAACAGAGGGCAACAACATGACTCCAGCTACATACAAGAAAGCATTCGCCGCACTACAGGCCATTGGCGCACCAGTGACTCTTAAAGAGGGCTGGTTTGTATTGAGTGCAGAGGAAAACGATAGCACCGTATGGGCTGATGACTGTGACGGTCAGTACGTCAACCCTGTTGTGGAGGGCATTCTGCTAAAGCATGGCTTGGACTACGATTGGTATGACGCTGGCACGGTAGTGATTCGCCGCGCCTGACATTTCAGCGGTTAGCCCGATCAGGGTTAACCAGTGCGATGTTGCACTGTTTAGTAGGACTCAAAACCATGAAAATCTATTCGACCCGTGAAGAGTGGCTAGTTGCCGCCATAGAAGAAGTTCGCCCTCTGTTTGCCGCCAAGGCATCCCCTGTTGCATCCAAGGTGCGCGTCACTTGTGGCTGGCCCTCCAATGCCAAGCGCAGCGGCGCAGTCGGGGAATGCTGGTCTGACACCGCCAGTGCAGACAAATCGATGGAGATCCTGATCTCTCCCGCCATCTCTGACCCCTATCGGGTCATGGACATTTTGGTGCATGAGCTTTGCCATACCTTAGCGGGGGCGATGAATCATGGCGTGGCATTCCGGAAAGCGGCTGATGCCATGCACCTGATCCCTGCCGCTGGCAAGGCTGGCTACAAGGCCACTACTGGAGGCGATGCATTTAAGGCTGCTTTCGCCAGCATCATCGATGGGCTTGGCGACTATCCCCATGCTCAACTGTCAATGGCTACCCGCAAAACTCAGACAACCCGCATGTTGAAGGCTTGCTGCCCTGACTGTGGTTACACCGTGCGCCTGACCCATAAGTGGGCGGCGATGGGTCTGCCGTCCTGCCCTGTTGACGGTTTTACTCTTGTACTGGAGGCGTGATCATGGCCTACACCGTTCAATCTGCCACTGTCGCCCTGCTGCAACTGCATACCTCTGTGCTGCACGGTGCGTTTAAACACTTCTACCCCAATGACCAATGGTTGGGCAAAGCCCATGCTGCCAACATGCTTGCAATTGACGTTGCAGATGGTCGATACACTTTTGACGACATAGCAGACTGCGCACCTGTCCCTCTGCCCTCTGCTGGCACGGTGATCAATGTCACGCCCAACGCTGGTGATCAGATGCGCGATGTACTGGCGCTGGAACAGGCGCTGGCCCCTGTCCGCGCCGCTGCTGACACCGCCGCTAAGACTGCGCTGGATGCGTCCAGCCGTTTGTCGCGGGCGCTGGATCGTATCGATGTGCTGGAGCAAGGCGGCGGCATTGCCAAAACAAAGCTTGGTGAGATCACCGACCTGCTGAAGGTGATGACCCGCGACATTGAGACTGTCGCCACTCAGGCGGGGCAGGTTGTCGATGCATCATTGATTGCGGGACAGGTGACCGCTGCTATTCGCGATGCGTTTAAACCGTTTGAGGATGCAGTGATTGCTGCTGGCGCACAGGACATTGTCGGATCAATGGTCGCCGTCTCCAAGGTAAAGACGATCCCTGTCTCTGCTGCTTTCGGGGTCGCCGTGATGGATATGCAGGGGCAGGAACTGATGGTCGATATCTATGACGATTCCTCTGCGCCAGCGATTGATCCATCATTCATTTGGACTGAGCGGATCCTGTCTCACCTGCTGATTAGTCAGCAGACAGGCGATAACCTGTGGTTTGGCGGGGAAAAAGGCACTGGCAAGACTGAAACCGCCCGACAATTTGCTGCTCGCACGGGGCGCGGGTTTTGCCGTGTTAACTTCCAAAAATACACCACTGCTGAAGACTTTGTCGGTGCGGTCGGGCTGGAGAATGGCGCGACAGTGTTTAAGGCTGGCGACTTCCTGCAAGCTTTCACTTCCCCTGCCAAGGTGATCCTGCTGGACGAGCCTACCAATGCAGACCCCGCTGCGCTGGCGATTTTGAACGGTTTCCTAGAGCCGAACAGTGCCGTCAACTATGGGGGCGCAGTGCGCCGCCGTGCAGCCAACGTGCTGGTGTTCGCCGCCGATAACACCATGACCAACGGCGATGAGTCAGGCCGCTACGCTGGGACACGCACCATGAATTCGGCACTGGCTGATCGCTTCGCTCGCGTTATTGCGTTTAAACATCTATCAATGGGCGATGAAATCGAGGCGGTTGTTGGTCACACTGGCTGCACCTACATAGTGGCAGAGCATGTACTGAGGGCCATCCATGCCTGCCGTGCCAAGGTCAGCAGCGGCGACATTATTGATGCACCATCGATCCGACAGGTGCTGGCATTCATTCGCTCATTCCCTGTGCTGGGCGTGGATGAAGCTTGGGCTGCGTCAATCGGTAACCGCCAACCCAGTGAGTCGGCGACCGCCATTGAGGCGATCAAGCATACCTACATCGATCCGGTGTTCATTCAAAACAACATGTAAGAGGTGCAACATGAAACGTTTAAACGGTATCCAATTTCGCAGCGGCGTGGAAAAGGCTGCTCACAAAATAGCGGCAGACCTTGGCTACACCATCACCCTGTCGTGGGTCAATGGTCTGTCCACTGCCTGCGTGGACTCCAGCTTTCACATCCGGCTGGCTAATGTGGCAGATGATGCGACCGTCACTGAGGCGCTGCTACACCGTTATGTGGGCTTTGTCCTGCATGAATTGCTGCACGTTAAGTACACCAATTTTTTGGTCACTGGCAAGGGCCACTATGTCCGCATGTTGCACAACGCCATCGAGGATGCATGGATTGAAAACACCGCCATTGCTGCTCGCTTGACAGGCAATGCAGAAGGTGTACTGACCGCGCTGCTGAACGGCATGGTCGATGAGGCGATGGTCGAGGTGAAGGACTGGTCGGACAAACGCCAATACCCCTTTGCGCTGGCGATGTTCTGCCGCACCCACGGTAAAGACGTACCAGTTGCTGAAGGACTGGGCGCAATATTCACTGAGGCTGCTGCTCGCACCCTGCGCTGCACCAGCAGTGCGGACACCTTGGCAGTGGCTGAGTGGGTGTTCGATCAACTGAAGACTGTCGGCGATGATGCCAACGATCAGGGTAAGGATCAGGCCAAGGGTCAGGGCCAAGGTCAGGGCCAAGGTCAAGACCAAAGCCAAGGTCAGGGCGATGGTCAGGGTCAGGCTGATGGTCAGGCTGCTGGCGATGGCCCTCAGAGCGATTCTGAGGGGTCAAACGGCGATGATCAGGGGCAAGGTAAGGGTAAGGTAGCCATTGAGGATAAAAGCGCAGGAAAGGCCCAGCGCGTCAGCGATACCAACCAACCTGCCCGACAGGTCGAGCCGTCCATCAAGGGCAGCAGCGGCTACGGCGGCAGCTACAACAAGGGTCACATTGTCGAGCCTGATGAGCATTACAGTTCCAGCTACCGCGACTTTGACCTGACCATCACTGCCAATGCGCGGCTGCGTCATGAGGTCAAGCGCCTGTTTGAAAACACTGCGAATGATGAGTGGCAAATCAACCGCCGCGCTGGGGCGCTCAATGTGCGCGCCCTGCCCAACGTGCATACCAGCGATGCATTGTTTAAACGCCGCTTGGAGAATGAGGGTGTCGATTCTGCCGTCATCATTCTGCTGGATGTCAGCGGGTCGATGTATGACCACCGCTACATGAGAGACGGTAACGGCAACACCGTATTGGACGCAAAGGGAAACCCTCAGTTCTACTACTACATGCAGTATGCGGTAAAGGTCTGCGCTGCGCTGATGGATACGCTGCACCGTGCTGGGGTCAAGGTTGCCATTCACACATTCGCTACCGATGTTGCAGTGTTTAAACCGTTCGACATGCCCATCCAACGTGCGATGCAGCGGCTGCGCCACGTTAGCGGTGAGACATCCACCAATGACTACACCGCCCTGCGCTATACCCATGAGGTTCTGTATAAGCGCCCTGAGGCTCGCAAGGTTGTGTTTTCTATCACTGACGGCGTGGGTGACGGCGATGCAACGCTGGCTCAGGTCAAGGCTGGCGAGGCGCTGGGTATGACCACCGTGGGTATTGGTATCTGCCATGACGTTAAGGCCGTGTACCCCAAGAGCATTCGGATCGATGCGCTGGCTGACCTTGCAGATGCTTCGTTTAAACAAATCAAGCTTGCAGCATAAGGGGTACACCATGAAACCAATGACTAAACAGGCGCATGATTCCGCTCGCGCTAAGTTGGACATCATCATGGGGATTGTCGGGCCTGACTCAGGTATGGCCCTTGCGATCCTGTCCTATGCACTCATGCATGTAGCCCACAGTAACAGGGTTATGTTCGCGTCAGTGATTCAAAACCTTGCGGTGCTGGAAATCCTTTTCCATCAAGGGGGCGATGATGAAGAATGAAACCAGTAGGTCAGAGGCTTTGGGCTGGGCTGCGCTTTGCGTGGTCGCCCTGTGCGTGGTTCTGATGGACTCAATGTATTGGAGGATCTATGGATAAATTCAACGCACCTTGGTACACCGTGGAGCGCACCGGAACGGTATGGATGCGCACTACCACTGGCGATGCACTGGTCGCCGACTGCACCAGCAAAGTATTGCCTGTAGCCAACCAACGTTTAAACGCAAGGCTAATCAGCCAAGCGCCCCGACTGTATGAGTTGCTGCAACAGGCGATGCCGATGGTCAGTTGTGATCTTGCGGACGATATCTTGCAGACCCTGCAATATGTCGATACGCAAGGCTAAGGTAGTACGGTGCGCCCATCAATCGTTCTTAGCGTCTGTGCAGGGCAGGGACTTGGTCGTGGAGTTGGTAGACGCTCCACCGCCCAAGGGCTGCTACATCCAATACGAGCGCCGTTGGATGGTCTACAGGGCGGGGGGACGATACCCACAGTTTGTGGCTGGCTTTGACAGTCTGCTGAGTGCAATATTCCACGCAAACAAATAAGGGGGCTTCGGCCCCCTTTATCGTTTAAACATTTGATACGCCTGAAACGCCTGTAACGTCAGTGATCAAGCTAGGTCAAAAATTAAACATGTTTAGTTGTTTAAACGCTAAAACATATCAAGGTTTTCTGAATACGTCCCTGACGTTTTGTTGTATAGCAAGGTTGTCTCGCCCTGAGTGCCAACCCACCGATAGCGGCACTTCCATACCGCCACTTCAACAAACCCCTCTTGACGGTGAATGGTGACCCCGCAATCGGTCTTGGCCCACCATGCCATCGATCCACTGATGCTCATGCCGTCCGGTCGGGGCTGCTCCATGCCTGATCGGTTTACCTTGGCAGGATGCGCTACAAACCAGCAGTGCAGGTCGTGGGATTTCACGAACTTCTGCACCTTGGTGAGCATGTCGCTGATGGCTTCCGTTTCTGTGCTGTTCCTGTTTAAATCGATGAAGTTGTACGGGTCAATGACCAACCCACGCACTCCCATCCTTTTGATCGCGACCTTGGTGCGGGTCAAGATGGACTCAAGGGTTGACGGCTCATCTCCGTTGGTATCGATGAAAAGAAAATGCTCATTGACCCATTTAAACGCTTCCTCTTTTTCCTGCTCCGACATCCTGTTCTTGCCGTCAAAGAAACGCTTGCGCGTGTATATCTCCATGAGTCGGGTAATGTGGATCTCCGGTTGATTTTCGAACGAACAGATGGCGAACTTCCAATCGTCGTTCTTGGCGAGGTTAACGGTGATCTGATCCACCCAATTGCTTTTGCCTGATGATGGATAGCCGGTGACCACTGTTAGTTGGGCAGGGGCCACGGTGTAAATATCGTCTATCGATTTAAACCCTGTGCTGAACCCCTTCCCGGTTCCCTTCAGATACAGGTCGTTTAAACGATCCTTGTAGGTCGCAGCTTCGGACAGACCGGCGATGGGATACGGCTGGGCTGCGTCAAGGATTTCCTGCAATGTCCGTGTCGGGTCGTCTGTCCGAGTCGGGTCGTTGAATACCTCGTTTAAATCCTTGCCTGAGAACTTGGCTAATCTGCATTTCTCTTTGCCTATCCGTCTTGCTAATTCTTCTGCCAATGCCTGACCTGCGGTGTCTTGGTCGGTGGCTAGGATTACATATGGTGCTGCATCTAAATGCTCCACTGCATTCCATACATAGCTGAATCTTTTGTCTTCACTGGGCAGAACTTTACCGTCTGCTACTTTGATTGGCGCTCCGCTTGGAACTGATACCACATTGGGGATTCCTGCTTCGATCAATGTCAGGCAATCAATCTCCCCTTCGACGATGATGATTGGCTTTCCTTTCTCCACTTGGTCAAGGCCAAAGAAATCATGCGCACCACCTGCGTCTTGTGTAAACGCCTTGTCGGGGAAACTGCGATATTTAACAGCAACCAATGCGCCGTTGCGGTAGTAAGGAAAAGCAATGGCATCTGAATGGCGATCCAACTTGGGAAAGAATTTGTCTGCCCCGAACAGATGCATCTTGTCTGCCGTCTGTTTAGATATCCCACGCGACTCCAAGTACTCGTAGTGGAATGGCTGCATTACTTGGTTCTCAATCTTCAATACAGGGACTGCTGACAATTTAATCTCCTTGGGTTGTATGGCTCCATGTGCAGAGCAGTGGTGACAGTGATAAACAATAGCGCCGTCGGGGCGGCGCGTTAGCTTCATGTCTTTTACGTTTGACTTCTTGCGTTCACTTGAACAGTAGGGGCAAGCAATCCTACCGGACTGGTCAAAGCCAGTCTTCTCAATCAGTGCTTCAATCATTTCATGCTGCCGTCAGCTTTGCGTTTAAAGCTCCTGTTCTTGGCAGGGGACTGCAATTTAACCCCATCTGCATTTGACCCACCTTTGCTTAATGCTTTTACATGGGCAACGTCTTTGCCTTTGCGGGCTACGCCTTCTGCATCTAATTTCCTACGCGCTCGTTGTCGCTCCATCCTGTCGGGGTGTTCGTTGCGTTGGACTTGGGTCTTGTATTCCTGTTTGTAATCGCGCATGGTTATTCCTTAAATGCTTTCAATAAACTTTGATCAATGGCATAGCCTAAGCCATGCCCCATGTCCCTGATGTTTTTTTCTTGTATCGCGTCAATGGATTTGATGTATCCAACTAGATCAACATCATTGCCATCAACAATCGCAAGCGCGTAAATATGGACTTCATCCACCGGCTTGTCAATATGAATTAGCAATCTGCCATTCTTATATCTTGTGGCTTTGACATCCAACTTTAAACCATTGTGTGTGATTAGGTCTGCCCCGCCTTTGCGGGGGTAGACGGACAGATCAGGGTACAGATTGAACTGCTTGCCAAACGCCATCTCCGCAAGGATGCCATCACGATCTATCTCAATGGGATCTTGCTTTCCCATCTGCTTGTCAGCCACATTGTTCTGCCGCGCAGTGGTGTTACGCATGACTGCCAATGTCAATGCTATGGATGCCTCTGATGCTGTCATGTTAACTATCATATTTTATAAACGACCGCTTGGGCGGTCTTATTTAATTTCACCCAAAGACCCCCCTTCCCCACTGAAGGGTCGGGAGGGAATGGTTTCACCGCCTTACGGCATCTGCATGTCTGTTATGACCCCTGTGCTTGCAGATTAGACCAGCACCACGGATTGTTGGGAGTAGTTGCTCCGCGCCTTAACGCTTACCGTGTAGCCCTTTTCTTCCACGCAGTCAGGCTGAACTCTTGTTAACGTATGGAGTACGGCGCAAATGAAAAAGGCCGCTTGAAACTGTATCTTGGTGCAAACCCACACGATTGCTCAGTGGGCAAGATACAGACTCAAACGGCCTTAACTTCTTAGTCGCTTTGCACGGCAACTGTTCGCACTGTATCACAGATTGATACGCAGTGCAACACGTTTTAAAAAAATAGTTGGTGGTTGTTCACATAAAGCAGTGTGTGTTAAACAGTTAATTTACCAACAAAGGAACTTCACTGCGGCGGCGCTAACCCGCCGGACAACCACCAACACGGCTGGGGACTGCCTCTGCTTATGACGGCACCACTTGACTGGTACAGAGTATGGCTAATCCAATCCCCATGCGTGTTGATGCTGGTACTCGCTGCACTGGTGAGATTCGAACTCACGGAGGCCCAAGTATTGCCTGTAGCGGCACTCAAGTCTCTATAGCTACATCACCAATAGACCAAACTCTGGCACAGCATCCGCTTTCCCAACGTTCGTAGTATACAAACGAACAACACTTTTTGCATAGGTATTTTCCCTATGATTTATTCACGCTAACCGGCTAGGGTGAAATGGGATCAGGATTCAAATCGTTGATTAGCGTCCTGATGTTTAAACGTATAAAAGGACATGAAGGACATGAAGGACATGGTTTACTACTTATTGCCGCTTTTGTTTTTTTGTTTGTTTAAACTATAAAGTTGCACCCTTGATACCCTTGATACCCCGGGGTAGCTCACCAGATGAGCTTGGTGTAAACTAGCCCTGCATGGTTCTCATGCTGTCTCCTCTCCTTTAGCCCTGCTTGCGCGGGGCTTTTTTTTGGGAGCAATCTCTGGGATCTGACGAATGGTGATCAGGCTGCGTGGGTTGTCCGGATCCAAGTGCCAGTAGGAATGCCGCACCTTAACCTGCCGGTCGTTTAAATAGATCCGTCCTTGCATCAGGTCAAGGATCAAGCTCTCGTCCAAATCAGGGCGGCGGGAAGCGTAATAAATATGCAGAGTAATCTCCAAGTCACCGTCCATCAGGACAGGCAGGGTCGGGCATTGTTGCAAAAATACATCGCTGTAAGACAAAGCTTTCTTTGACTTGATCAGGCGGGACATCCCTCCGTACCTCACAACACGCCGTGAGTTGGCCTTGCTTGCAGGCTCTCCAAAAATATTTATTGATAGCACTTGCATTTCTGGTGTAACATCACTATCATTGCAATCAGGGATCATAAACAACCTTTGGAGAAGAGATGAGAATTACGAACAAGTACAACCTACCAGCGGCGTTGACCAATGCCATGATGAAAGATGACTACAGCAAGGGGTCATCTGAGTATAGCGTTACTGGGCTTTTGCAGCCACCTCGTGTAGCACTGTTACGCGAACAGTACGATGATCAGATTGAGATCGATATCAGCGACAAAATGTACACCTTCCTTGGGACTGCACTGCATAAGGTGTTGGAGGCAGCAGGAATGCCCGCCAACAACACGGCAGAGGAACGTCTTTACGCAGAAGTGGATGGATCCAAGATCAGCGGGCAGATTGATGTGCAGGAACGCATCCATGCTGGCACGGTGATTTGGGATTACAAGGTTACGTCCGTGTGGTCAGTGATCCATGAAAAGACCGAATGGGTTGAACAACTGAACATGTACAAGTGGTTCGTTGAGACGGTTAAGCAGGAGCGAGTGGTTGGCCTCAAGGTCTGCGCCTTCCTGCGGGACTGGAGCAAGAACGGCAACGGCGCTAACTATCCTGACGCATCCATCGTGGTTGTAGATATTCCAGTTTGGTCTGCCACCGAAACCGAGTCGTTCATCCGTGAGCGTTTAAACGCACACAAGATGGCGAAGATGGCAAAAGATTTTGGGGAGGAGTTACCGCTCTGCTCCAACCAAGAACGTTGGATGTCGGAAACGACATTCGCCGTAAAGCGCGAGGGTCGTAAGACTGCGATCCGAGTATTAACCAGTGAGCAAGAAGCCAAAGAGATGGCTGTAAAGGAAAACGGATATGTCGAAACAAGACTTGGAGAGCCACGGAGATGCACCGGTAACTACTGTCAAGTGGCCCAGTGGTGCAATCAATATCAAGGAGAAGCAAAATGAACCAAACTGATTTATTGAAGATCAACGTTAACGATCACACTGAGAAGAAGAACGGCCTGACATACCTGTCATGGGCATGGGCTTGGGCAGAGGCGTTGAAGGCTGACCCTGCTGCCAACTTCAAGGTGGAGATGTTTGATGGCTCACCGCTCATGCCTGTTGGCGGATCGTACATGGTATGGGTGACTGTCACCATGTTTGAGAAGCCTGTGACTTGTATGCTGCCTGTGCTGGACTACCGCAACAAACCGATTGCCTCGCCCAATTCGTTTGATGTAAACACGTCCATCATGCGCTGCCTTACCAAAGCAATTGCACTGCATGGACTTGGCCTGTATATCTACAGCGGAGAAGATCTTCCCGAAACAGATCTCAATGCAGAACCTAAGACTGAACCTAAGGCAGAACCCAAAGCTACTAAAGCTAACAAGCGGGTACAGGTTACTGAATGGGATAACAGCGATGCATCCCGCAAACTATTCGCAGATGGGCTAGTGGAATACGCCAGCTTCTGCCAAACGGTTGACGATCTCAATGGCTATTGGCTTAGCAACCAATTGCAATTGGAGTCGTTGAAGCAGACGCACCCTGATTTGTTTAAACAGGTGCTGGAACACTTCTCCACGAAGAAGAAACTTTTTACTGAAGGAAAATAATCATGGTTACTTTTAATACCCCCTACCTACCAAAGCCCGATACAGGAACCTTGCGGGCGCAGCCTACCAAGAAAAGGGCAAACAGCCCTGACTACTGGGGTGACATCCGAATTAACCTCAAAGACTTAACTGCGATTAAGGTGGAGGATGGATGCCATGTCATCAAGCTTAGTGGTTGGAAGAGGATTGATAAGAATGGAAAAGTTTATTTGTCAATCAGTGTAAACCGCTTTGTCCCGGAGGATGAAGGAGGCACTATTCGCCAAGAAGATCAGCGCCAAGATTTCCCTGACGAAGACATCCCATTCTGATATGGCACTTCAGTACGAATGCAGGAAGATAGCTTTGAAGCAAGACCGTTCCGGTTTTGTTTTAACCCTAGCAATACATCCTGATGAACTACCCGAAGAACTGATTCGGGACTTTGTCGGGGCGCGGTATGCATGTGTCATGGTCAGGCTCAAGGACGATGAGTCTGCCACTGACTACAACAACCGCACACAACAGGCTGGCATCCTGTGCCGCAACCCGCTATTTCAGACGTTCATTGGTCAGGCATATGCAGGTAAGGATTGCGATGAATCGTTGGCTGTGGAGACGCTGTGCCATGAATGCGGCATCCAATCACGCACGGAACTTAATGGCAACCTGTCAGCCAAGTATCGGTTTGATGAAATTGTCAAAGAGTTTGAAGCATGGAAGGTGGGGATATGAGTAAGTTAAAACCATTTATGACGTACCTAACTGAGGCAAACCACAACAGTCTGCGGAAGTTTGCAAAGTCAAAGAAGTTGACGATGGCACAAGTAATCAGGGAGGGCGTTCTGATGCGCCTATCTGATGGGACGTATGCATCTGCATTTAATGATGGGATCAAAGCGGCGGTGCAATCCATCAATGTTTTGCCAGCAGCGCAGATGCGGTTTCCCAGCGGGCAATCATTTGCAGAACTCATCTCTGATGAACTGTTTAAACAAATGATTTTGGAGAATAAAAAATGAAGATGTTAGGAGAGAGCAGGAACCAATGCCAAGGGTGCAAGGGGTACTTTAATAGCAACACTGCTTTTGAAAAGCACCGCACAGGAGAGCATGGCAAGAACCGTCGATGCAGAACTGAACAAGAGATGTTGGATCTCGGCATGTCTGTAAACGAAGACGGGTTTTGGATTACAAAAAAGATGCCAGTAGATGCCCTTAACAGGAGAAAAAAATGAAGATGTTTCAGTTTTTAAAAGATCATCTTAAAGAACCATCACCACTGGAAGTGGTAAGAAAGGAGTTAGCAGCAGCAACATTGGAAAAATTGGAAGCAGAAACAGCAGTTGAGTTTGCACAGTCCATCGTGCAATACAACACAAAAAGGATTGATCGTTTAAACATTTATATCGCTGGTTACAGCAAGGAGAAAGCAAAATGAAATGGAATTTTTTTAGCAAAGCAGAAGCCAAAGCAGACGAACTTAATCTTCACATTAAGACGTATGAATTTGTACGCCGCAACATGGAGTCAAACATTGCCAACCTTGAAGACCAAGTTGCAGGTCTGCGCGATCAAACAGATAGCAACAAAATTTTGATTGGCAAGTTGATAAAACAAGTTGATTCACTTTGCAACCAAATATCCAACACGTTTAAAGCCGAAGGTCTGGATGAAAAAGCCATTAAGGATGCTGAAGTAGGACGCAAACGCCGCGAGTACCAAAACCGTTGGAAGGCAAAGCGCAAAGCACAAGAGCAAGCAGAAAAGAAAAAGCAAGAACAGTTAGCCAAAGGACGCGAGTACGCACGGAAGTATTACTTGCGTAAAAAAGCAGAACGAGAGGCAGCAAAATGAACTGGTCAGCCCTAATTGGATTTGCTTGTATGGCTGCGTGGTTTACACACATCTTTACTTGCTTTGCACAAAGCTTGTGGGGGTTTTTGGTAGCAGGGGCCATCTTGTTTCCCATTGGCATCTTGCATGGTTTTTATCTTTGGGTTCACTAGGAGAAATGAAATGAAAGACAACGTAGAGATAGCACAAGACTACACCGACTGGATGGTCAAGACCGGCGGCTACGCCAAGGACATGACGCTGCGCGACCACTTTGCTGGTTTGGTTATGAAAATACTTAGCGATGAGTGGGAAAACCATCCATCTTGGGATTTGAAATACATAGCTGATTCTGCATACGAAATAGCAGACGCAATGCTTGAGGAGCGCAGCAAATGAACGAAGCAGACAAGCAATACATGGCGGTGCGTGTGGAGGAGGAAGAGGTACACGACCCATACGAATTCGTTGCCCAGCAAATCAAAGGCATCATCGCATTCGCCGCTATTGTGGTTGGTGTGTGGATGCTGGTCGGGGCGGTGGTGCTGAAATGATTAAGCAAGTACAAGATGCACCGGGCAACCCGCCTTATTGGTACTGCATCAAATGCAATACACCCTTTGAGGCATTACGAGCAGCTACCAGCCATGCGTGTGGTTTAAACAAACCATCAAAACCAACATTTCAATCTTTCAGTAGGAAAAAAAATGATTAAACAAAAACATGGTATAGATCTGTTAGATAAATTGGCTTTTGAAATAATCAAAACTTCCCCCCATTCTTTTGTCCGTGAAGCCTATGATATAGCCGAAAATATTTTGTTACGCAGAGAAGCAATTTTAGATAGGTGGGCATTAAATGAAAATATTGTTAATGATGGAATTGACCAACTGTATTTAACAGTAAGGTCTGAACGCTGTTTAAAAGCAGAAGGCATTTACACATTAACCCAATTGCAGGGCTGCACCAAAGAGCGTCTTTTAAAAACTCCAAACCTTGGGAGCAAAAGCGTTAAAGAAATTATGGAGCAAATGGCAAGCATTGGGTTAAAACTTAAAGGGCAAACATGAACATCATTGAACTAGCAAAGCAAGCGGGCTTTGAACGCTTAGGCCATACGGACAACGATTGGGTTTGTTACCCCGAAGATATAGAAGCCTTTGCCGAAATAATTGCACGTGCCGAGCGAAAAAAATGGGAGGTGGAGTTTGCGGGGATGGGAGAGTGGGCCTGCGTACACCTACTTGAAGAAAGGAATAAATAATGAACGAACAACAATACGGCTTTGGCGAAGCGCCAATCAAAATGGAAGGTGGCATTGCTGACCCTGATGCGTTTACATGGGAGTGCAACTGCGAAGACTGCAAAGAAAAGTACGCCAAGTGGAAAGCGGCTTTTGATATTCAACAGAAACAACTAAGGGGCGAAGCATGAACACGATATTAGTTTGGTACTTAGTTGCCGTTGGCAACAATCGTTCCGTAACATATTCCCCGCCATTACCTACCGTGGAAGAGTGCTTGCGGCTGCAACAAATAAAACCTATGGCATGGGTACAAGACACCCAATGCGTACAACTAAAAGTGGTGGTGCTGAAATGAAATACTTAACCGCAACACTGACCGCCATCACCATTGGCACCCTTGCAGTCTCCGGCTGCTCCTCTGACGCTGACGTGGCATCTAAAAATTTGTCCAAGGCGGCAGACCAGTTTGAGGTTGCACGGCGCGTGGTGTTTTACAACGGCAT